GTCACCTTGTCCCATCAGAGTGTAACCGAGCGGCAAGTCGTTGATCGCTAGTGATACCATCGAATACGTGCAGATGGTCCATAGCTTTTGACAGATCCCCTCAAAGCCTCCCATGTGATTATACCAGACCAATTCAGACTCTGGTGGATGGTCGAGCTCTATCTTGTCTGGGCGAAGATCGCTTACCCTCACCATGATCATAGCCGATGAGAAGAACTCGTGGCAGTAATCGAAGACTCCTGGCATGCCGAACATATCATTCAGCGTGCGGCCAACAGGATCGACTGCAGCAGCACGCCACCTCAAGTTCCATCGACTCAGATCTATCTCCACGAACATTCGAAGAGAGTCTCTACTTGACAGTGGCTGAGTGATAGACATGAACCTCTTAGCAGTAGCCACCTTACTTAGAGTCATCGTCTGCTCCGGGAGATATGGGAAGATCTTATCCGCAATGTTTGCCTCTGTCAACGCGAAGAATGCTCGAATCTCGAAGACCAACATACTGAACATACGAGGCGCCAACTTGAACTCCCTTTCTTTCGGGTGGATCGACACAATAAGCCAATCAAGCGGGACTTCACGTCGCATGACCAATGTGACGACGTCTCTTATCTTGACTTCTTCACGCTCGATCAGCTCTAACAGCAGTCTCCGTTGAGATTTCATCGGCACGTTTCTGTCCCAAAATGCGGCCACATTGCTCCGATACAGCGATATGGACTTGTCATCCAGAAACTCCATGTAGTTCGTCGCCCAGTCGAACTCAACAATCTTCCCGAAACGGCAATGTTCCCAGTCCTCTAGAGGGTAAGAGCTGCGATTGAGACCGCGGAACTGACGCCTGTATCGCTTGTGGAGTTGTGTCTTTTCACCCTTCTTTGAGAAATCTAACGGAGGCCATGATCCATGTTGTCGGACGTAGTTCATCAGCATGTTCCTCTTGAACTCCCACGCTAGCTTCTGCGATTCACAGAATTCTGTCATATCTGGACTTCGAGCCTCCTCCG